ACACGGTGTAGCCTTCGGCCACAGCGTCCGTGCCAAAATTGCCCGAAGCCGACAGCATTTTATTGACCGGTTTACCGTGGTTGGCCTGCAGATTTTTTGCAATCTTACGAACCATACCAAGCGTCAACGGGCCGTTAACCGTAGCCAGCGTAGTGCCAGTGCCGCCATAATACTGGTTGGTGCAACCGCGCAGCGCGCCGTAAACAATCATTTCGTTGACAAACGTCATACGTTCGCCGACTTGTTCGATCATCTGCTTGGGAATATCATCCTCATACAAGTTGTAAGTCTTGTCGGTAAAGCCATACAAACAAGAATACTGTTGCATGACCACCGTAACATCCACCGGAGTGATGCTTTCCGGGGTTGGCGTTACGCCTTCCGAGGTGAGATGCGCTTGCGAGATAGCAATGTCACGGTTGCCCGTGCCGTTTTGAAAAAACTGGTTTTGGCTGCTGGCAGTCGTCGAAGTGGCACCATACGGCAACCAACGACGCGCTACGTAAGTGTCGCTGCTGTTTTTGGGCATTTTGACTTGACGGCCGGAACGGCCCAAACACTCCAACGGCACCGCGTGCGACAGAATTTGACCTTTGAACTTGTTAATACGCCCTGTAGTTAGGGCAAAGGTTTGCATAGACATGGCTAAATCTCCTATTTGCCGGCAAAGCCGGCGTTAAATTCATCTAAAGCGTCGGTATTGGAAATTCCGCCTCCGTCGCCTCTGGGTGTAATTGCATCGCGTATTAGCGATTGCCTCGCTGACGGCGCTGGTTTATTGGACATAAACTTTGCTATAGAACGTGATATCACCGACGCAGAGTTAGTGGTGTTCAGTTTTTGCTGATACCCTTTATCCTGCGATGATAGCCACTTTCTGTAGTCATTGTCAGAGTCCGGCGTTCCAACTGTTGTGCGCCATTCAGGATATTCATCCTCAAGCGCCTCAGTTTCCAGTGCAATCAAACGGGCTTGTAGCTGATGTTCAATGTCAACCGGAGCGGCTGCTGGAACTTTCAAGGTCTGGGCAAATTTTCTGAGCGTTTTAAGCTGCACTGCAGCTAGCTCAGGAAAATCCTCAGCCATGTCGGCTACAACATCATCCGTCAAGTCGATTGCCGCGCCCAGTTTCGGTGCGGCTGTAAGCTCGGTAAGTGTGCGTTCGACTCCACCCAGTTTTCCAAAAGCGGTATCAAACCGTTTTCCAATCGCATCGCGCATTTCGGCTAAGCCGGCTGCGTTAGCTTGAAACTGTTTAAGATCGTCTTCTGTTATCTGGACATATTTGGGTGCGTTATCTTCCGGCGCAGGTGTCTCCACAGGCGTAGGTAGCGTAGCGTCAAACCCCGAGTCAAAATCAGTCACTTCCATCAACCCCTCCAAAAATTACAGACGGCCTTTAGGGTGGTCTGTTACTGCGAATCCTGTATGGGCGCTAAACTCCACGCCACCATAGCTTTTGCTTCTGCTATCTGGCCTCGGATAGTTGCAGTCTGCACCACATCCAGAGGCCCATCATTCTTTGCTCTTAATATGACAATCCGTTCTTTTAGATGGCTTTCAATTTTAAGCCAGAGCGGATGATTTCGTTCACCTTCACTTAAGTTCATTTAGCTTATACACCGTTGTCAGATAATGTCCAACTAGGCCATCTATCAGATTAGCTACGGCATTAGACCCCATGCAGATAACATCACGGTTAGCTTCAATCCAGTCCGCCTCACTTTTAAGCCAATCCACCAAGTTTTCTGCGTCTGCTCCGGGCAGTATGTCCGGGGCTACTAAACCGCTAAGCCCTTGCGTGGCCTCAACAATTCCGTCTATGTCCTCGATAATTTTTTCGTAAAACTCTCCCAACGCCATATGTTGGGAAAAACTGGACGTACTCCAGTGCGCGCGGTGGGCTAGGTCACGCGTAACAAACACGCGGCCTATAAGCTCATTGATCATCGCTGAAACCTCTGTCCGTTAGGCGCGCGCCCGGGTGGCTCAGTTGCTGGTTTTGCAACTTGGGGTGCTTTACCGTTTAGCCCCGCCAGTTGTTTCTGCGCAGTCAACGTCATAGCCGTCTTAGCTAGCATGGCTTTTACGTTTTCCAGGCTAATCTGGTGCTTATTGGCGTAGTCCAGCATCGCTAGTTCGCGTTTAACCTCGATTTCACGCATTTTTGCGTCGGCCATGACTTGCGTGCGTTCACTTTCAGCCTGTACATAGACCACGTCGCGGTCTGTATCAACTTTGACCTTTTGCAAGGATAGCTGACGATCCGCAGCGTTGTCTTGTTGCGCTGCGGCAAGTTTTGCCTTGTCCACTTCCGCGCGTATGGTTGCAGCTTGTACCACCGGTGCAGGGGGCGGGGGTTGTTTGCTAAGTTGCTCCATCTCTTCGTCGGTATATTGCAACTCACGCGGGTCAAGCCGTTTGGACTTGGCCATCATCTTGAACCACTTCTTAGGATCCATTCCAAATGCAGGGTCTTTTACCATTTGACCCATCTGCATGATGGTTTGGTCTTGAATAGCGCGCTCGACTAGGGCTATGGAACCGTGGGCGTTAATGTGAAAGTCGCCTTTTTCAGAATCGGGCACATCCGGGTCAAGCAACAGCCATTCGTAATACTGCCGAATCACTGGCTCGGTAATGTAGTCGTCAAACGCGTAGCCAATTGACCGTAACAGCTGGTTGGCGTTGCTGTTTTGAAGTTGCGCCGCGCCGTAGGTTTCCGGCGAACTTGGCCCCGACTGACCTTGGGTAATGAGCGGAATAGACGTTGATTCTTCAGCCAGCCGAAAAGCGTATTCCACCACTGACATCAATTGTGGAGTCATATTCGGTATGTTGATGGACGTAAAGGCTTTACGTACATCGTCAACCATAGAATCTGCGCTTTTGTACCAAATTTTGTCTGGTGCCAACGTCCAGCGGCCGTCTCCCGGCACAATTGCGCCTTGGTCTATGATGAACTGGCAACCCGCCGACTTTCCTGCGTTGTTTAGCAGCGCCCTTGTGGCTGCATTAACCATGCGCTGGGGCATTCTTACTTGCTCACCCACACCAACGCCGACCCAATGCCCAGAACGACGCTGCCAAGGCACGCCGTGGTATGGAAACTCACCAGAATCTAGAGGGTTGAACGTTGCACGTATTACGGAATCGTTGACCAAAGTAACAATAGCGTAGACTTCTTCTTTGGCGAAGTCTTTGGTTGAACCTTGCCGGCAAGTTTCCATCTCTTCTTTTTTGAGCGCGCCGTAGTAGTACCACACCTCAAAACGTTCTTTTATTTGTTTCTCGTCTGGCCGTTGAGGGTTGTCTACGGCTATTTTATTTGGGCCTTCTTTTAGCACCTTGTCTATTTGGTCAGGCAAATAGCCGTCAAGTTTCTTTAGATTTCTTAACTGCTTAGATGATAGGTAGTCGCGCTCAAAAATGTAACTGCCATTTTGGATATTTTCACTGCACGCTGGGTCAGGGTAGATATTCCACGGGTCAACCCATTTAGACGCAGGAATTATCTTTTCCTCAATCTGAAGGGCCGCAGCAGTCTGCCGCACGATGCTCAACGACATAGCTTTGATAGGCTTAGGAAACGGCGCTTTCAAAACACCTACGCCAATACGCGCGGCATCAAAGATGACTTTGCGCATTTCAGCGGGGTATTGGCACTCAACCATCCAGTCGTAAATTCTTTTTTCAGCTAACTTGGCTTTCTTTTCAGCCAGCTGCATTTTTTCTTCCGCCAAGTCTTTTACCGTCAAAGGTTGGCTGTCCCCTGGCTCTCCCGGTTTGGACGCGCGGTCAAGAGGCACACCTTTATGCACTACTTGAGAAGTATCTTTCATTCCTTTAATTAGGTCGGGAATGGGAGTTGGGCCAAAGCTAAAGGCTTTGTCGTCTATCGGTAGAAGAATTTCACCTAGCTTAGCGGCACCTGCATCGACATACCTAGAAGTCAGCCTTACAAATGCGTTTGACTTTACTTCTTCGCCGGTTGTGCGCCGGCCAGTAGTGATGGGGCCATCCATACTAGATGGCTTCATCCACCGCGCTGCAGAAAATTCCGCCCTGTTGGCGTCGTCAATACCAAGGTAGGCTTCCTCGGCGTCTATCCACGTATCTTCAATGCCCGAATGCCTGCGCGCGGCCTTAGCCTCATCTTTGCGACGAGCTATGGATACGCCTATGGCGTCAAGCACCTCTGCGCTTTGTTTTTCGTGCGCAGATATCAGTGCTTTTACTTCTTCAGGCAGTTCGTTCAAATTGGTACCTCTTCCCACGTAAAGGAGAACAGATAGGCAGCAGTGTTAGCCGCTGAACTGTAAGTAGCCAGAAATTGTCCGGGCTGAATGATGATATCACCATCAAAGTCAGTTTCCATTGTGCCTACGGATGCGTAGCCTGTAGTAGCCACCGTGCCGTAGGAACAAACCGGCTGCAGAAACGCAGGCGTAGCCGGCAGCGTTTGCCCCGCGGTGGCCAACATAACTGAAGTTGTAGCTGAGCCAACGTTGCGATTTACGGGAGTAAGTGAAGCTGTCAGAGCGCCAGCACCTACCATGACGCCCACCACGGTGGCAGCAGACGCAGCAGCATC